AATTCCATTCTAACCCAAGAAGGAATAGCACCATCAGCAGTCACAGCAGTTCCAAAAGCATCCAAATTAGGTTGCATTTGTCTTGCGTCTCTTGCCATTCTTCTCAATCTTGTCGTTGTATTTGTTTCTCCGGGTTCTTGAGAGTCTTGGCGATTAAACCAAGATGCTAAATTTGAACCGGAGATCATTAATTCCGGTCTAACTCCGCCATATTTCCACATGGGGAAAGATTGCCCAACATTACGAAAAGGCTCAATAAAGCGGCCATTTGACATAACTGATGCTACTTGTGCTATATGATCCTCACGGATTACACCCATACCATATGTAACCAATGATGCTTTTTTAGATTCAACAGCAGCATAAATGCTTAGCGCTAAGTTATTCATAATCATGTCACGCTCCCCGTGAATCATCGCTGTGATGTATAATTTAGGCATATACCAAGTAAATGTAGGTCTTGCACTAATAAATCTATTAGGAAATACCTTATTGTCGATTCTTGCGAAGTTAGAAAAATATTCTTTAAACAATATATGCTCATTAGCTACAGCCGGTGATCTGTTTGAAAAATTTTGAATTTCCATATCAGTGTATATGATTGGACTGGAACTTACTAATAATTCTATGATATAACCATCACCGGAGAATAACGGTGAAGGATTATCAATAAAAGCGTCGCATTGTAACATCTTATGCGACATATTATCTTTCAAATTAATTACCTTCTGAACAATACCAAAACCATCACCATTTAATGTAATTTCGTTTAATTCGATTGATTCTCTTATTTCATGAATTGGCATTATTTTTTACCCCCTTTTTGCGCTTTACGGTATGCTTTACCCATGGCTTTAAGATTCAATAAGCCTTTATTTTTGCCACTTTTGAAACGGATCTGATTCTTTTTCTTAGATGTGTAAACATTCCACTTTGAACGCTTTCTTTTCTTAGGAGCGTCCATGCTTTCGCTGACAGCCTCAATATTCATGTTTTCTTGCATGTCCAGGACATTACCCCCAGTAGGGACTAATGTTTCACCTGCTTTAATGTAGACTGTCAAAGCCGGATTACCTTGTAGTAAATACGCTTGATACGCTGGGATAGCCACCATATCAATAGGGAAAACAGTCGTATCATCTCCTATAATCAAACCGGTCATGCCACCAAGACCTGCACCAATAGCACCGCCAACTGGACTGAAAACGGATCCAATGCCGCCCCCTAATCCTGCAAGGCCGGTGGCCGTCTTTAATTTAGATTCAGCGGCTTCTGTTTTACTTCTTCCCATTTAACCAACCCCTCAAAGGTCGGTTGCTTGGGCGAGCATTTCCTTTAGTTCGTCTTTTGTGACCTTAACAGGTTCAGCGATTAGCATAATGTCAAGTTCTAAAGTAGTATCAGTATAAGCAGTCGCTTGATTAGAAGAAATTCCTACTAAAACATCACTTACAACTACATAACCTTCGGGATGAAGATCAGGAGTTCCGAATTGAATCCATTCAGAATTAGCAAATGTAATGTCGCCACCTGAATCTCTAAATTCTTCAGTTTGAAGTTCAGCATTAAAGAAAAGGTTCGGTGAACCTACTCCGGTGTCAACGGCGCTCTCATATGCTGTTGTAGTTCCTATAATCTTAAGATTAGCAGTTCCATATGTATTATTTGATAAAGTATCTTGAAGTAAATTATTTTGAAAAACACCGGTTTTAAATTGTAATCTGTCTCTTAAAATTAGGTCGTTCTTTCCTCTCGCCATGAACCTATCATGAAAGGAGAAGTAAATAAATATAAGTGCTAACACTAATCTTGAACATCTGATGCGAAAAGCAGGTGAAATGAGGCGAAGTCTCATGAATCTGATAGAATATTAACTCTAAATAGAATTAATAATGAAATATATTATATACTAAGCCGTATTAGGACTAATCATGGCGACAAAAGTAAGATTGTGTGTCAATCTTTTTTGTGAAGATTGCGGTGAAGCATTTGAAGATTATGAAAATAAGCGTGAGGCTTTGAAAACAAGAAATAAACAATGTATAAATTGTGCAAAATATGCTTATCACTGGTGCGAATTTTATAGAATGGAGGAAGAAGAATGAAATGTTTCAATTGTGGAAGAAGAAAAATGAGGACGATCTATCCCGAAGGATATGTGCAAAAAGTGTGTGATACATGTGGTTACAAGTCATTTCCAATAAAAATACCCGTTCCGATCAAGAGGTGTCAAGAATGAGAAAATATAGAATTATTTGTTTAAAGCGATCTTATTTTGCTAAAAGTAAAAATTATGATTATACAAGTGATTGGTTTAATTGTGGAGATACCAAAATAGTTTACTGGCAACCAAATGCTAATGGTTATACTGATGACCGCGCATTAGCAGGTTTGTATACTGGTTTGGAGATAGAAGAGATCAACGGTGTTCATTTAGATTGGTTACTTGACCCAGTAGGACGGGATGAATAATGGGAAGAAGAAGAGTAAAAGAAAAACATATTCCCATGAGTCTTTCTATGCCCTATCGTTTGATACAGAGAGTCGAGGAGGTGCTTGGCTACAAACAATCGCGCTCAAAGTGGGTTCAAGGAGCAATACAAGCAAAACTTGATCACGATATTGACTGGAGTTTGATTGAAAGTGAAAGACTTCTAAGACTTTTACTTGCCAGGGGAATAATTACTTTGGACACTTTCAAAGTAATGTTGCAATCTGTGGAAACTGAAGAAGGACAATGAGATACAACAATCTTTCACACCAAACAATTCTTTCGTTTTGTTTCTGATCTATTGGCGCTATTGCTTCGATTCCTTGAGTAATTTTTTCAACTCCCTTAGTTCTTTTAGAATTTTAGTTAATACTTCATGACTACTCATATTATCACAGCGTTAGTACATTTCCGTTATCAGCGTGTTTAATTGGCGGCCATTGATCTCTAATCGCCCCCGACTCTACTCCTTTGAATAATTCCATTCTAACCCAAGAAGGAATAGCACCATCAGCAGTCACAGCAGTTCCAAAAGCATCCAAATTAGGTTGCATTTGTCTTGCGTCTCTTGCCATTCTTCTCAATCTTGTC